GGCCAAGCAAGCATAACTCTGGGTGTCATACCATCTTTCTATATCATCATAAACTGGTGATAAGAGAGGTAGTAAGCATCCAAGACGTGACGCGTGAGCTTTGAACTCACTAAATCTATTGATATCACCACTAATGATGATACGATAGAAAGCGTCAAGACTCTCGAGGACACGTATAAAGTCGTTATCCATGACTTCACGTGTAAAATTGACAAGGCGTTTTGCCATGCCAACCTCGGAGAGTGTTACACCCACCGTCTCAAGCGAGATAAGCACCCAGTGGTCTAAACAATCATGAATTATACGATTATTTTGATCACTAGCCTCCAGACCCCCAAGTGAGAATTTGAATCCAGATCTGATAGATGCGGATTCGGAAATGACTCGATGAGTCAGCTCCTTATTCTTCATCGTCTATCTCCTTTCGAATGCTCAGGGGCCTACTAAGCAAGAGTATATTACAGTCCTTTAGGGACTAATACTCCTCTTAGGAGCTCGGTGATGCGCCATGCATCAGTGCCAGTAGTTGCGTCATAAAGACCACCTACAAGGCGACCGAGCAGCTCAAGGATATCAGCCTGCGCAATATATTCACAGGCAGGTACTTTAACGACCATATGAGCAGACAACGGTAAGTCCTGACGAAACGTTACGTCAGTACTATCCGAAAGCCGCCATATATCGTTAACTTGCACCAGGAGCTGTACTCCCTGCTTTGATGGCGGGAAGTACGCAGGATTAATGCCGGTGTTTGCGTAAACATCAGCAACCTCCTTATACGCTAAGCGTATACGCTCCTGGCGGTCGAGCGGACTTGTAATGTTCGCTAGTACCGCTTCTTGAGGCGTACCGCTCTTACACCGAAATTGTGAGGCATACACGAACCCAGCAATGGGCAGTGTTTTGCCAGACACTTGCGATGCAGGATCGTAGCCTTTAGAAATTGATATCGTCATGAGTTTGTGCCCCCTTTCAAAGGTACCGCGCTTTAAAGACGCGGCGTTGTGCTAGATGCACATCGTGGAGAAACTAATGTCTGCGATTTGCAAGCATTAGCGACGCTCCAGCAACTATCCAGTTACTGGGGTCTACCATATCAAAATTGAACACGGGGTCAGGAAAGTTAATATCTAACTTTCTCGTATAGACGACGCATTCTAGTTCACCAACAAGTCGATGAACAGAGGTGTTAAACAATGATTCAAGTTGAACCACTGCAGAGTGTCGGTCCGAGTACAGTATATACTCCAAACCATATCTGTTTTTATATAGACAGTCGTCTACTAAATCCAGATTTGGTCCTATGGAGCAAAACCAATCGACCACGAAACTGAATGGAATGAGATCCCAACCCTGAGATAAACCCGGGTGTAATCCCAAACTCTTCAAGCCTAAAAGAACCTGATTAACAGGCTCTTTGTCAGGTTTGACAGAGAATTTCTCAGTATGTGTGCTAGTATAATGTATACCAGCGACATCACACTCAGACCTTTCAGTTCCGTATAGCACTTGTCTAGT